CGCTGAGAACCACCCCCCAGAACGCAATACCAGCGAGCGGGAAAGAGTTATTACGGCGGTAATAATCTGCGGTCAGAAGTGTAATACTGACTGCCGAATAGATAATAAGTCCGTCACTTTTCATCATTGTCATTACCCCTCAGTCGCTCAACGAACTGCTTGACTATGCCTTCCATCTCTGCCAAGATGCCCTTGTAGAGGTTGGGGTGCTGGTTCCTCATCTCTCTGGGTCCGAGGATCATGAACAGCAGAGTCTTCATGATGCTCTTGCGTTCCCCCTCATAGGACTCATACATCTCTTCGGGAGTACCGTTATCGTATGGGAAATACTTGACTAGCCACTCCCCATTGGGCATCTGCTCCTTGGACATGATGGCAGTACCAAGAGAGAACGCATGGAACTCGCGTCCGTCCTTCTTGGTCATAAGCAAGTAGCCCTCTGGCTGCTTTAGTGCTTCGTACATAGCACAGGCGATCAGTAGATCGCTCTCTGCCGCGCAGAAATACTTGATCTCTGGGAAGGCACCGACTGCCGAGAACCGTCCACCCTTGAGGTCGTGCTTCTCGACCTCTTCCATAGTGGGCTTCTGTCCCGATGCCGTCTCTGCTTCCAAGATGTATTGCTCATCTACGGGCACGATGTTGAGTACGAACAGATGCGCTTCACCGTCGGACCAATCCACTTGAGATCCGAAGTTCTCAGTTGTTCTGTCCAAGATGGCGAGATGCTCCTTCTGTCTCTCCTCCTTGAGGGTTGCTACGGCTCCGTCCATGATGGACGAAACCTCCTTCATGAGGTCCTCTTCCATGACTTATCCCCTTCCTTGTAGTTTCCTCAGGTGCTTGATGGCAGAAGCCACATCGGGTACCCGAGGAATACCGAAGCGGTTCTGTATTGCCTTACATTCTTCCTTGAGTTCTGACCTTGTTCTGTCTCCCTTGCCGGTCACTTGACCGTCAGAGATCCAGACGATAGGAGACATACCGTTGCGCCTGAGTTGCGTAGCGGCATAGACCAGAGCGGGACCGTCTACGCCGTTGCCACCTGGGAACTGGGGCAGAGCGCGGACTTGTCTACCGTTTCTGGCTACCACCCAAGCGTTAGCCTTCTCCTCATCGTCGTACATACTGGACGAGTAGCACAGAACGGTACAGCCTGCGCTACTACGCATGATGGCGTTGAGGTCATCTTGCGTTAGACCCATAGAGCCAGAGCAGTCCACGACCACAACACCACCAAGAGCGCGAGTCTTGCGGACGAACGCTCGTCGGAGGGGGTCTGTGTAAAGACGCTCTGGGTATCTGATCTTGCGCCCCGTATCAGTAGCCATGCGCCGACGACCAGCCAGACCGCTATGCGGAATGTCCAACTCGGGCTTAGCAACTCGGAGAGGTACCCAGCCGTCAGACCCAGACTCAAAGGTACGGACTACCTTGTTCGTCTTGCGATGACGCCTATGGGCATCTCTCTGTCGCTTATCCTGACGGCGCGTTTCGGCTACCTGTTCTTGCGCCCAGTTGAGAGCATCAGCAATACCCTTGTAGATCTTACGGGCTTGTCGCCTATCGTAAGACTCAGGGGAGTTGATGCGGGTGAGGTGCTTCTGATACCACTCGCTAGTAGTTCTGCGAGTGAGATCATTTACCACACCATTCACTAGCATCTCGTACTCTGGGTGCTTAGACAAGAGTGCTGAACGCATAGCCTCGAAGTGACGGCTCTGGAACATAGCCAACATCTGAATGATGACGGGCATGGGTGGAGTCGGCTCTTGGAGCATGGCGATTAGCGGCTCTGGACCGAAGGTCCCGTCCGTAGGATCATCGTTGTACGCCACTCGGTAAAGCGTCGTAGCCACGATGGCGTTCGTGTGCTTGATGATCTGCTCGTCATAGCCCCAACGCTTGGCGTACTTGGCAGTTGGCAAGGAGTATCTAGCCAGAGCCAAGCCATAGCGACGGAGCCGACGAGACACTATGCCCTCGCCGTCTGGAACTGAGTACGAGTGTGGCTTATTGCTCATACTGTGGGTCACATTTACCTCTGAGAGAGAGGTAGCGTTGCTGTGCTGACGATAGACAGAGTGCTTATACTCTGGTCTATCGCCCATCACTTGGGGTAGGAACCTGTTCTTAGGCATCACGCCTCCGTCTTAGTGAGAAGGGCTGTGTCCACCAACTGCTCTGCGATCTCGGGCAGGGCGATCTGCGCCGAGAGCGTCATGTTTCCGGACTTCTCATACATCGTATGGAAGGCGAAGAAGGAGCGGAGAGAATAGCGGTGCTCTGCGTCCTTATTACAGACCTTCTGTGCGATGGATTGGAGGTACTCGGGCAAGAGAGAGATGGCGTCTGGGTGTGCTTCTGTGATCTCGGCACGAACCACGAGACGATCCAGCACCGCTGGTGCCAAGTCCTCTGGCTCTCCGTTCATAGTTGCTACGACCGAGAAGCCTTCCTGCGGGGTGACGATCTCGCCCGTCTCCTCGTTCTCCCATGAAGAAGAGGCGACTGTGTCGATAAGGGACATGAGGCGACTTTCCACATCGCCATTCACTCGGTTGATCTCGTCCACTACGAGACGAGCACCTTCGCGCCATGCCCTGATAGCCATACCCTCATGGAACTTGAGGGTTCCGTCACTCTGCGGGAGATAGCGACCGATGAGGTCTGCGTCACTCATCTCCTCGGTACAGATGAGGCGGTAAGACTTCTGGTTGGGCTTCAGTCCATAGTTGAGACCGAAGTATGTCTTACCTGTACCTGGAATACCGTAGAGCAGCACTCGCTCTACCCCGTTTTCCAAGGCGAATGATGCCTTAGACCAGCCCGAGATCGGCTGGTTGTTGATCTCAATAGCGTCCACTTCCTGTGTCCTTTCCTTTAGTTGTTGTTGGATTAGCGGGTCGGGCGACCCGCCGCGGCGAGGCTAGCCGCCGCCGCGACCCGCCGCAACGACCGCCGCCGTTCTCTCATTCATTAGCGCGCTAATGAACTCACCTCACTTTCTTACGGCGCGTATCGGTGGTGGTGGTGGTGGTGGTGGGTACTACCCATCGAATAAATCCGATAGGGGTTGCGTTGTTCTGTCGATGATGGAGATACATACACTTATGTTCCCAATCCCACGAGTCGAAGATGTCGAAGTCTTGTGGTGTCCAGTCCTCGGTATCTAGGAACCATCCCTCATCTGCTGAATACCATTCGCCACTACGAGTGACGAAGATGCTGCTTGCGGTCATTCGCTGTCCTCCTCTTGTTTCCTAAGGTGTTCTTTCATTTCCTTGACCATGCCCTCATAGATGAGGGGGTATCTATTCTTAACGAACTTCGGTGCTAGATAGCACATAACCAGGGCGTCTACTAGTGGGCTGTGGTCTGACTTCCACTTTTCGAGAGGCATGATCTCATAAGCGGGTTCTTTGTCGATGACCTTGACTGGTCGAACTGCCGACAGAATGTGACTACCGGAAAGCATGACGGTAACTACTGCTTCACCATCTGGATCATCCGAGATCCTGCTTCCCTTGTACTTGCGCTTCTTCGACGGGTCTCGTACATAGCCCCCAATCCTGAGAGCCATACCAACTGCCTCACCATTTCTATCCTCGTTAAGCAAGATGCCGAGGATCGGTGATGCTAGGGCCTCATAGACATCGTTGGTTTTGGCTACTAGATCGAGATGAAGTAGCCCACCTTCACTTTCGTTGTCGCTTTCTGCCCAGACAGAATAGATTTCCCCAAGCCCATCTGGGTCCCCTGCTTCCTCGAATAGTCCTGCTTCTACGCGCTTGAAGTCCTCGAGCATGGCATCTTCTTCCTCTTTGGAGATCTTGATGCCAGCCTCTCTAATGATTTGTTCTAGATCTGGATGGTCTTCCATGTTCTTCCTTTCTGTGAACCGACGCGGTCGGTATCCCGACGCTAGCCCGTGGGCGGGGCGGTCGCACGCCGCCCCGTCACTAGGAAATAACTACGCGATGAGCGTGTCATCGGTAGTGGCATTGGTGGTGGTATCGGTAGCAACTACTGCTTTGAGCGCAGCCTGAATGCGGCGTACTCTTCGCACTTGGTTACAACCTCATCATCGAGCAGATCAGCAATGCCCTCGCACAGATACAGCACCTTTTCCCGTAGATGTTCGGGGCAGGTAACCGCCAGATACAGCAACTCGGTCAGTAGATCAGCCGTTGAGTCTCGCTGGTCACGGGACATCGACGACTTTACTTCTTCTTTCTTCGCTTCGAGCCAGTCCTTATTCTCTTTGCGACGTGGCATTCGCATGGGCATGTCCTTTCTATCTCTTGACTCCATATGGTTAGGGCTCTTTCTACCGTGCCGCAATGGTCACAGTTATATATCTTTCCCCCTGCGTTTGCGCTCGTTGACGCACTCGCAGAGGACTGCGCATGGGAATAACTTTCCTGGGAACAAATCGGGTATCGCCTCCTTGTGTTCGGTACGAAGCACGCCGGTTCCATCGCATTGATTCACGATGCAGCCGATGGGTTCTGGTTTGGACATGACGGATCTGAAGACGGACTTGACTCGATGCAGGGTTGGAAAAGTATTTTCTTTTTCTAGAACATCCAGTACTTCCTTGCCGTGCTTGGAGTCCGTGGACAACAAGAACGAATCCTGTTGCCACGCCTTCACGATGGTGTTCTTGGGTATCTTCTGGGCTGGAAACATCCCGTGCAATCGGGATACCAGCAACTCAATGTGTTCGGGTTTCACAGTTCTACTCCCTGTTGAATGTGTAGCCGCAGGCGATCCACGGTAGCCCGGGCGATCTTGAGTTCCGATCTCATCGCCTCGAGTTCTCGGTGGAGACTGGTTGCGTTGTCCATTGCCTCCTCTCTTTCGATTCGCATGTCATCGAGCAGGGCCGACAGTTCCCCAACTCTTGCCTGTAGTTCCCAGTTTTCTGCCCTGAGTGCGAAGAGATCTTCGCTTGTCATTTCTTTCTCCTTTTCTTGATTTCTGTTTCTAGCGCCTTGATCGTGCGAACAAGTCTGTCTTCATCTACTGGACCTGTAAATACACGCTTGAGAAACTCAACTGCTGATTCAAGATCCTCGAGCCTCACTTTGTCGTTACCCCCCATCCCTTGAGCCCCAGTATCTGTAGGCGTTCGTCTGCTGTCTTGCCGCCCCAGATTCCAGCGGGGAACATGTTGTCGAGCGAGTACTGAAGACACTCCTCCCTGACCATGCATCTGCCGCAGATCTCCTTTGCTTGCGCGCTATTGGTGTGGTTATACCCGCGATGGGGGAACCAACGTATCTCCTTGTATTCCCTACAAAGGGCGTCGGACTTCCAGTCTTCGTTCTTGTTCTTTAATTTCCAGGCCTCCATCAATTCAGCCATCGCTCGTTCCTTTCGTTTCTTTTCCCGATGCCGCTGATGCTTGGTTGCCACTAAGTCCTCCAGGGATGCCAGCCGTTGCCGTTATTGTCCAGCGCATACTGGTACACAACCAGGGCGGATAGCAAGTTCACCCCCGGCTCGAACAGTTGTTCGCATGTATTGAGAACACCCATTGATTGCAGGTATCCCTGGGGGTAGTACCGACTTGGCTTGCACCAGAAGTAGTTGATTTGTAGAAGTCCAGCCGACCCACCGTTTGGGTCCTTTGGATTAAAGGCGGCGGGCTGGCACCTTGATTCCCTATACATAATCCTGTCCAACTCCTGTAGGTCTTTGACCTTCCAGCCAATGGTGATGGCCAGTCCCAGGTATTTGGGGCAGTTGGCATCCTCCACGACGGGGGCCGATTTATCGTCCCGCCAGACGCGATAGGAAGCCCTCTGAGGGGGGTCTTGGACCGGACTGGTCTGGACCACGGGGGTCGCCTGAGACGGGGGTGGAACGGCTACTGCCGTTACACCCCCTACGAATAGTCCCCCTGAGAGTACGGCCAATAGCCGTATGAGGAAATCCATTGCCTACCTCCTAGTTTAGTCATTGGATTAAAGCCACTACTTCTGAGAACTCCGTAAGGGTCATGAGGATGATCCCGTCTGAAGTTCCATCTGGCATTGCAATCATGATGAATGGGCGAATATCACCCAATGCTTTGGCTGCGTCTGATTGCGCCTTGGCTGCATAAAACCTAGTGGCAATCGGACCCACCTGGGCACCGGCTTTTGATTCGGCCCTAAACATTCCGGACCAATGTTCTTCATGTCGAGACCCGGCCTTGCCCGTGGCGGCAAGACCAAGTTTCTTTCTAGCGCGGCGAGCCTTCGCGTCCCCCTTGGCCCTGTTCCGCTTGCCACGAGCGGCAGGATCGTTGCACCCCCTGACGCGACGCTTACCGTCACGCCCTGGTTTGCTGAGAAGACCGAACTTGGGGCACCCCTCTAGGTTGCACCTATCGCGGTTGCCTTCGCACTCGCCTTTGCGTTGGTCCATTATCCATTCATCAACTGATCGATGACCTTCGAGGCCTCACCCTTGGAGATCTCACCGATCTGATCAATAGTCCGCTCAAGTACGTTGCCAACGAACTGGACATACTCCTCGGCCGGAAGACCCAACTGTCGAAGTTCTGCGCGGATCTTGTTGACCTGCGCCGGACTTGCTGGCTCATTGGGATTCTTAATTTGGATTGGGCCACGCGACTGCTGGCGAGGCTGGGTAGCCGTGCGGACCTGCTCGGTCAAGTTACTGGTCGGCATTGGCGTATCGCGCATAACCTTTTCCATTTCCTCGCGGGATGGGCGAGCACCCTTGGTTGCGTACCCACAGTTTGCGAGGCCACGTCCGATGGCGCTGGTCTCTCCGTTTTCCAGGTGACTGGTCTTATTCACCGGGCTTGCACCACGAATCTCTTCGGCATATCCAGTTGAAATTGGATGCTGGTCCTTGTCCCGATCAAAGTAAATCTCGGCACGGAAGACAACCTTGTTGTCGTCGTAATGCACCATCTGCGTGGCAATACGTCCGTTCGGATGATCTGACCAAAACTTAATGAGCCGGTCTTCGACCGTCTCGTAGTTATCAAGATTGAACATTGGCATTGCTACTCACCTTTCTGTGTGTGGATTTTCATTACCCTGTATGACTGCTTTTTCTTGAACTTTGCCGCGAGAGCCGGATGGGCTTTCTCAAACGAAGCCAAGTCAAAGGATTCCCTCGACGTGGTTTTCCAAGTGACGGCCACGCCGCCGGCCAGCGTACCGGTGTCGGCGGTGCCAAGCAACAACCCGACCTCGCCTTTGAGGCGCGCCTCCTGATTATCGACTTCCTTCTTGAGGGTCCTGAGTTCGGTGATCCTATTCAGAAGATCTTCGGCGCTATCCGGCAGTTCAACCGTATTGGCCTCGCCCTCTGGATATAAGGAATTGACTAGGCCAAGATCGACATCCGCAACATCTGGAAGTCGTCCCTCATCGACTGCTTCCAGGAAGTCAACGCAAGCCGCATAGTGCCTGGTCTTCTCGTCACTCGTGACAACTTGCACGTGGTGATGAAGAACAAGATCGGTGTCGAAGATGATCCACTCAACGGTTGCCGAGCCGGTGCACAGGGCCTGTTGTACGCCCTGCCAGTACCAATGGCGTGGCAGTTTGCCATCCCAACGCTTGCGTGTGGTCTTGACCTCGATGGGGGTGTTGTCTGGCTTGACCCCATCCAGCGTCGAGATAAGTCGCCAGTAGCAATACATGGAATCCGGGGTGACGATTTCCTCCCCGGTCATATCCATATGCCACTTGATGAGTACGGGCTCGAGCCTGTTACCGCGCTCCATATCTTGGGTCGGAGTCTGGGGCTTGGGTGGCTCGTCTGCCATTAGTTCGACGGCAAGTTCACCTGCAGTTTTGTATGGATTTTCCCCATGAACACAGGATGCAACCGAGGCCGAGATTCTCGCCCAGTTATTTTCATCCTTCCAACGAACCCTGAGCCACTCTTCACTTCCATGAGGTGGCTTAGGAATCATGAACCTAGTTATTGATTTCATTGTCTCCCTTTCTTAGTTATCGAATGTTGGGTGCTCCAAGATTTTAAGTTGCTTGACCATCCCGACCGGGATGTGGGTCACCATACCAACCGTTTTCATTTCTTCCACCTCGTCCGGCATCCACGACCCGGTGATGGAAATGTAACCATCGAGACAGTCGGGCCACAGGTACCCGACGCTGACGACGGTGGTGGCAGTCGGCTTGTACTTTTCAATTTCGATCCATCCGTTTTCCGAATCGTACGCATCAACCCAATGAACGGCGACAAGGGCCCAAGGACACCGCATGTCAGTCCAGCCAGATTGTGTATTCCGCTGTAACTCGGCCTTTGTCGCCATCGACATAATGGAGTCGCTGAGACGGTTTGCCGACTGCTGCAACAAAGACTCTTGCGTATTCATTGTGTGACTCCGGTGATCCAGTAACGAAGACGCGACCACTATTCGCCATCGTCAATGTCATTGGGGTATGGAAGTGGCCCATATAAACATCATTGAACTCTTCAACTACGCCAGTAGCCCACGCATTGCACTTGCGCAGAATGCCGAAGGCCGGCACGTTACCGCCATAGGAATTGATCTCATCGCCATGAACGAGCATGGCTTTGTAATTTCCAATCTCAACCATCTGATACCAGTTGTCGGATTCCTGCCAGGTTAGGTTGTGGACTCCGCATAACTTGTCTCCCGCAATCCGATAGGCGATGCGATCAATGTTGTCGCTGTTGGGCATATCGCCCTTGCGTCCGATGCGACCGTGGTTGCCGTACTCACAAACAACATGGACTTTGTCGAAGTATTGACAAAGCGAGAGGACGGTTGACTCAATGATTCCAACAACCTCGAAGAGTTGCTGGAATAGATCCGCCTCGATCTCAAACGATTGGCCCGGAAAGATTCCGATTCCCTCGACCATGTCCCCGCCAAGCATCAACACACACTCTCTAACTGGGTGGTGCGCTCGTTGCATGTCCGTAAGTTGCATGACCTTTTGGGTCATGAGTTCAATGCGCCCCCGAAGCGAGGACAGTCCATACGACACGGTCTTCTTGCCCGCTTGCCAGTCCGTGAGGTGTATGAGACACACCTCCCCCCGTGCTTTCCTCTTATCCTTCGGGGGCGCGACCAACCTAACTGGATTGGAGGCAATGATGGAGTCCTTGACCGCCCCATACATCGCCTCAACTAGATCCGCATTCTTGCGTTTGGCTTTTAGTTCCGCTCTTTGCGAGCGGGCGAGAGCCTGTCTTAGATCCTCTACCTGCTGTTGCAGGTCGGTTTCCTCAGAGAACGTCATTACGGTTACGCATATTGAGAATGGTGTTTGCCGACACGCTGATGCCCCGCTTGGAAAGCACCTTGGAAATGGTCTTGCCGGAAAGACTGCGGTCGTTCAGGGCCTCGAGAAAGTCGGCCATCTCATCCTTGGAAAGGGTCGCCTTAATCCTGTCGATGGCGCAAGACCGATTTCGCTGGAGACTTACTTCCTTGCACTCATTGAGTAGTTTGCCCATTTCGCTTCCTTTCATTGATCATGTTTAGACATCCGAGGTACCCAATGGTATCCACCAGGGAATCATGATGCAAGCATCCTCGTTCCATATTTGTCCGAAGACGCGACAACTTGACCGCAACCATGAATAGGATGCCCTGCTCTGGCGTGAGACGAATTCCGGTAAGTGTCTCAAAGATGGCTACGGTTTGCCCGTAGTCCTCAAGCGGATGCGAATACGAAGCCTGCCTATCGCCTGTAATCAGAGCGTGGGCTTCCTGCAAAATAGATGCGCCAGACACAAGTCCTCCTTTAGGTGGCCCCCGGCAGGTAAAGGAAGTAGGGAAAACCCCACCGGGGGCCGACAGGAGCATACACCGCGCGGTTACCCTGTCAAGGATGATCCGATGCCACAAGTGTCAACATATAGTTCCTTATATTCCTCGCAGGATTTCAGGATGTGGCTGCGACCCCGACGCGCCGACGTGGTGTTACGTGGACCCCGACGGAAACCCGCGCGGCTTCAGCCATTCGCGGTGGTCCTTGACGGACGCCGCCGACGATGTAACCTGACCGGCCACAACTTGCAGTCGCACGGGTCGTACCCCATTCGCACGGGGCGGGGCTAACACACGGAAACGTGGGTAGATCCTCCATGTCTATGGAGGAGGCGAGTATCAGTAATGACTTAGGAAATAGGGAATCGGAGTGATGGCATCCCGATGGGTGGCCCTACTTAGAACTGTCTACTTTCCGGTGCCAGTCGATGTGTTCGTCAACCTTGCCGTCCAACTTGTTCACCTTGTTATACAGGATCTTCAGCAGCCCGGTAACAACATCATGATCCCGTTTGTTTTCCTTGCGAAACTGAGCAATCACGGCCACGATGATGCCGCCAACCGCCGTGACAACGGCGGACAGAATGAGCGCCCAGCCGCCGTCCATATATCAATTACTTCTTAGAGTCCAGCCACTCGCGAACACGAGCAGGCTTGGCGTCACCAGCCACGTATCGGATATGCCACGGCTCGGTTGGGAGAACCTCCCACGACCAGCCAAAAGACGGAGCGTTCTTGGCAAGCCACTCGAGTCGCTTACCGGATGCGTCGGCAATATCGACCGCAATCCCAAGGTTGTGATTTGAGGTGCCGGGCACGGCCATCGGCGCCATACCTTTCTTGAGGTACCAAGCCTTTCCCTTATAGATTCGCGGCTTTTGCTTCATGAGTGCCGGCTTCGGATTGTCGGTATAACGCTGATAGAACCCGTACTCCTGGGTCTCGAGAGAACGATAGGTGTCCGCGATTGAAGTTGGCTTGAGGTCGATACCCTCTGCATTCGCAGCGACATCCATCGCCTCGTACGCGTCAGCAGCGCAGTGATGCAACTTCCCCTTGTGTTCGATCTCGCGCAGGAGTTCCGGTCCCAACTTGCCCGGAGTCACGTCCTTGAGGCAGGTACACAGTTGGACCTTGACAATTGGCAAGTCCAACTTCGCCATTACTTTGCCTCGGGCTTTGCGACCGAACCGTTGGAGAACGCCGCCTTGATCTCATCGGCGGTCAGGTCACCATCAACGCTGGCCTGCGCCAACTTGGTGAGCACCTGCGCCACCGCCATGAACCCGGCGAGCAGACTTGCCTTCACGACGGACACCCCGATGACGGCGCCGCCCGTCACCGCGGGCAGGGCGTTGGCGATGAACAGCGAGAAAAGGCGCTGCCCAATGTCAAGGGATTTGGCGATCAGTCCGTTCATATCAATCCTCTTTCGCAGTAAAAGTCAGAACCGAATGTAGCACGAGGGCCACACCCGTCAGCCAGATGGCTTGCCGCAGGGTCGGCCCGGTGAGAGTGATCAACACCATGCCCGTCCCCGCCAACGTCCACGTGTTATCGGTGAGATAGGCCCACAACTTTTTCATCAGCGACGCATCCTAGACGCAGCCCCCGCGACCATAGTTACCGCCCCCACAGCGACAAGGGTGCGGCGCTCCCCGACGGGAATCTTCGAATCCAACGGCACATAGTCATCGAAGCCGCCCCTGAACACGTCAACCTTCGTTTCGAACTGTTTGCGTACCTTTGGGGGTGCGGTTTGGACGGCGGCAGTCACCTCAGCGATCTGCTCCTCCGACAGTTCCTCCACCACCAGTTCCTCAAACACGTCACCTGCTTCATCGGCGGTGAGGGTGGCGACCGAAGCAACGATTTCGGTAACCTGTGCCGATGGAGTTGACGGTGCTGGGGGTGGTGTCGGGTCTGGCGTTGGGGTTGGCGGCTGGGTTGTGGGCACGTCCACGGGTGCCGCAGGTGGTTGTGATGATGCCGGAGCCTGTGGAACCGTCGTTCCCGTGGCGGGAATGGGCAGAGATGTCTGAACGGGACGAGATACCTGAGTGGACACCGGAGGACGTTGAGTGGTTGGCACGGTTGGCGGATTCGTGGACTCCTGTGACGGAGGCGGAAGAGTTGTTTCAAGAGTCGTCGGAGGAAGAGTCGTCTGGGGAGGAAGAGTGGTGACGGTCGTCGTTGAGGTGCGTCCCGGCCAGAGTGGGCAGGATTCGTAGGCGTGTTGGACTTTTTCGCATTCCGTCTGCTTCTCGTATTCCTGTCGTTGCTCCTCCTTTCGGGTTTCCTCCTGCTGTTCGGCGGGGG